AATACTTTTGGTTTTATTTATATAATAACACACCTCCCTTCTCAGAAATCATACATAGGTAAAAAGGTACTATATCACAATCGTAAGGTTAAATTAACTAAAAAGGAATTAAAGTTATATGAAGGAACCAGAGGGAGAAAACCTACCCACAAACACACATCAAACGAATCAGACTGGAAAACATATTGGGGTTCTAGTAAACCTTTATTAGAAATAGTTGATACTGAACCTTTATCTAATTTTGAAAAAATTATATTAAAATTAGCACCCAATAAAAAGTTATTGACCTATTACGAAACCAAATACTTGTTTGAGTATAATGTATTAGAAAACCCTAATAAATATTTTAATAATAACATTTTAGGAAGTTTTTATACAAAAGATTTTGAAATTTAAAAAAAGTTTACTATATTAATAGACATGGTAAACGAACTGCTTATAAATCTAGTAAATAATGTAATGGGTGTGGGGAAGAGGACTGCTAGAGGAAATCAAGCCCACCATTGTCCCTTTTGTAGTCACCCCAAACCTAAACTAGAAATTAATTTTACTCAAAATAAAAAGGGTCTCAACCCCTGGCATTGCTGGGTGTGTGATAAAAGAGGAAGTAGAATTTCAACTTTATTTAAAAAAATAGGGGCTTCTGAAGAACATTTTCTTCAATTAAAGGAACTTTTAAATTCTCAAGAAGACTATATTTCTCCTTCAACATCAAAAACACTTTCTTTACCAAAAGAATTTGTGGCTCTTTATCCCCTCCCTAATGATATTATAGCTAAACACGCTTATGTGTATTTAAAAAATCGAAAAATAACAGATGAAGATATTATAAAATATAATATAGGATATTGTGAATATGGAGAATATGCTAATATGATAATAATACCTTCATATGATGAGTTTGGAAATTTAAATTATTTTACAGCACGTTCTTTTGAGAAAAAACCATTTAGAAAATACAAAAACCCTGAAGTATCACGAGATATTATTCCCTTTGAGCTGTACATAAATTGGAATTTGCCTATAATTTTATGTGAGGGTATGTTTGATGCAATTGCTATAAAACGTAATGCTATTCCTCTTTTGGGAAAGAACATACAGTCTAATTTAATGAAAAAAATAGTTTTATCAAAAATTAAAAAAATATATATAGCACTAGACTCAGATGCTTTAACCCAAGCATTAGAATTTGCTGAAATGCTTATGAATGAAGGTAAGGAGGTTTATTTAGTAGAAATGGATGATAAAGATCCTAGTGAAATGGGTTTTTTTAAGTTTACAGAACTTATACAAACAACCCTCCCACTATCTCCTTATCAATTTTTAGAAAAAAAATTGCAATTGATATGAATAAAAAAACTATAAAAAAGCAATATGACAGAATATTAGAAATATCTGAAGATGCCCAGCAAGTAACTCTCCCTGATTCTCGCTATTATAGAAGACATGGTAAATATTATCCTTCAGTAACATACGTTTTATCCTATTACCCTAAAGGGAAATATTTTGAAGATTGGTTGAAAAAAGTAGGATACTCTTCAGAATATATTGTAAAAAAAGCAGCAGAAGAAGGAACTCAAGTGCATGAAATGGCCGAAGCTTATCTTTTAGGGGAAGAATTAAATTTTCTGAATCAATGGGGCAAACCCCAATACCACCCAGATGTTTGGCAAATGTTTTTAAGATTTGTTGAGTGGTGGGAAGAATATAATCCTACTTTAATTGAAACTGAAGTCCATTTATTTTCAGATGAATTAAAAGTAGCAGGCACTTGTGATTTGATATGTGAGATTAATAACGAGTTATGGGTAATAGATTTAAAAACCTCTAATAGTCTACAAACTACATATGAATTGCAAACCGCAGTTTATGCTAAATGTTATGAAGAATGTTTTGGAAAAAAAGCAGATAGGTTGGGGATTTTATGGTTAAAATCACCTAAAAGAAAAACATCTAAAGATAGAATGCAAGGTAAAGGTTGGGAAATGTTTGAATCTTCCCGCTCTCAGGAAGAAAATATTGATATTTTTAAAACGGTTAAAAAATTATTTGATTTAGAAAACCCTAAACACTCTCCAGTTTTCACTGAATTTAAAACCAAAATAAAAAGAAAATTATAATATTTATACCCAAACAGGAGTATGAAACCCCATATCTACAATTTTTTCAAATTTTTAAATCAAAGGGAACAGAGGCCTATTCCTTTCAAGGCTAAACTCATTTATACTCCCGAAACTCTTACTCCACAAGAGTTAAATGTAAAAGGTGATCTTGATTTATACAATACCCCAATCACTTCTTTACCTAAAGGTTTAACAGTAGGTGATTGGCTTGATTTATCAAACACTCCAATTACTTCTTTACCTAAAGGTTTAACAGTGGGAGGTAATCTTTGGTTAGCAAATACTAAAATTATATCTTTACCTGAAGGTTTAAAAGTGGGAGATTCTCTTGATTTAGAAAATACCCCAATCACTTCTTTACCTGAAGGTTTAACAGTGGGAGGTTATCTTGATTTAGGAAATTGCGCTTCTCTTGAAGAATTACCTAAAGATTTAACAGTAAAAGGTTATCTTGATTTAAGAAATACTGAGATTACTTCTTTATCTAAATCTAAAGGTTTAACAGTGGGAGGTAATCTTTGGTTAGCAAATACTAAAATTACATCTTTACCTGAAGGTTTAACAGTGGGAGGTAATCTTTATTTAGCAGATACTCCAATTACTTCTTTACCTAAAGGTTTAACAGTGGGAGGTGATCTTTATTTAACAAATACTCCTCTTGCTAAACAAACAGACGAAAAAATTAAAGTAATGATTGGATCTAACGGATATATAAAAGGGAAAATTTATAGGTAAAATGAAACCTAACGTCTACAATTTCTTCAAATTCTTAAATCAAAAGGAACAGAGGCCTATTCCTTTCAAGGCTAAACTCATTTATACTCCCGAAACTCTTACTCCACAAGAGTTAAATGTAAAAGGTGATCTTGATTTATATAATACTTCAATCACTTCTTTACCTGAAGGTTTAACAGTAGATGGTTGGCTTGATTTAACAAATACTGAAATCACTTTTTTACCTAAAGAAGGTTTAACAGTGGGACGTAATCTTTGGTTAAGAAATACTAAAATCACTTCTTTACCTAAAGGTTTAACAGTGGGGGGTTCTCTTGATTTAACAAATACTAAAATCACTTCTTTACCTGAGGATTTAAAAGTAGAATATAATCTTTATTTAGCAAATGCCCCTCTTGCTAAACAAACAAAAAGAGAAATTAGAGCCATGATTGGACCTAACGGATATATAAACGGAAAAATTATTAGATAAATTATATGATATCATTAATACAACTTTTAATAGAACAAACTTTAAAACCTAAAGCTATAGTATTGGGTGGAGCTGCTGGTAGTGGTAAATCATACATTACAAATAACATGTTGGGTAATATAAAAAATGGAATATTTAAAAGTAAAACAAATTCTACTCCTTTTACATATCTTAACCCAGATGAATTTGTTGAAAAGCAAAACCTCCCGTTAGCTAATGCTGTGATGGCATTTAAAGAACTTTTCCAAGATGTTAAAAACAAAAATCAAAATATACTATGGGATACTACAGCTGCTAACATAAAAAACACTTTAAAACAATTAGAAGGATATGATGTGTTTATGGTAATGGTATATACTCACCCTATTATTTCGATTTTAAGAAATTTTGAAAGAGATAGAAGCTTACCTTTTAAAGCTGTATTAAAAACCTGGGATCAGGTTTATAATAATATTGAAGAATATAGAAAAATATTTGGTGATAATTTTACTTTAATACAAAATATTCCACCAGGATTTGAAAAACAAATCCAAGAATTCAACACAGCTGCTCAGCAAGGTAAAAATGCTTTAATGCAATATTTAGAAAATCTTATTCAACAAAACCCAGATAAATTTAAATCTTCTTTTAGTAAAGAATTTGAATTTGATACACCCGAAATAGAAAAGGCATTTAATCGAGTTCTTTCTCAAACTTCATATTCATCTAAAGATGAAAATATATTAAAAGATATAAAAAAAGAATTCCAAAAAGAATTTCAAAAATCAAACACAGAACCCGATTCAAACTTTCTAGAAAAGAAAATTTCTTCAGCCAGAAATACCCAAA